CAGGGGCTCAAGGTCCACAAGGGCCAACAGGACCAACCGGAGATACTGGAGCAACTGGTCCTACAGGGCCAACAGGACCAACCGGAGCAGCAGGTGCAGACGGATCAGACGGAGCTACCGGAGACACAGGTCCGCAGGGTCCACAGGGTTCTACTGGGCCACAAGGACCACAAGGAGCAACGGGAGCAGCAGGTGCGGATGGATCAGATGGTGCTGATGGTGCAGCGGCAACGATTGCTGCGGGTTCTACGACAACGGGTGCTGCGGGTTCTTCTGCTTCAGTAACAAACGTAGGTTCTTCCTCAGCAGCTACGTTTAACTTTACGATTCCAAGAGGGGACACAGGAGCTACCGGAGCTACAGGTCCAACTGGTCCTCAAGGTCCACAAGGTGACACTGGTCCACAAGGTCCAGCAGGATCAGGCACAGGTGATCTCTTAGCGTCTAACAACCTGTCTGACCTAGCTAACGCAAGCACAGCTAGAACTAATCTAGGTGTGGACGCCGCTGGCACAGACAACAGCACTAACGTAAGTCTAGCAGGTTCTTTAGACTACATTACTATTAGTGGTCAAACGATTACCAGAAATGCTATCGACCTAGCTGCTGACGTAACTGGTACTCTACCTACAGCTAACGTAGCTGATGACGCAATTACCTACGCTAAGATACAAAATGTAACTGCAACAGATCGTATCTTAGGTAGAGACAGTGCAGGTGCAGGAGTAATCGAAGAGATTTCACCAGCGTCTTTACGCACAATGATTAACGTAGAAGACGGAGCTACAGCAGACCAGAGCAATGCAGAAATCAGAGCTGCCGTAGAAGCTGCTACAGATTCTAACGTATTCACAGATGCTGACCACAGTAAATTAAATGGCATAGAAGCCTCAGCTACTGCTGACCAAACAGCAGGAGAAATAGAGGCAATAGTAAATCACGATAACTTACAAGGCTTCGTAGCTAACGAACACATAGATTGGACTGCTGACCAAGGCTCAACAAACATTCATACAGGTAACTACACTAATACTGAATATTCTGTAGGTGACGGCGGGTTAACTCAAAATAACTTTACTAATACTCTTAAGTCTAAGCTAGATGGTATAGAAGCCTCAGCTACAGCAGACCAAACAGATGCAGAGATTAGAGCTGCCGTAGAAGCTGCATCAGATTCTAACGTATTTACTGACGCAGATCATACTAAGTTAAACGGTATCGCTGCATCGGCTAACAACTACGTCCATCCAAACCACAGCGGCGAGGTAACGTCCTCAGCAGACGGTTCTACAGTAGTAGCTGACAATGTCATTGACGAAGCTAACCTTAAAGTCAGCAACAGTCCGACTAACGGCTATGTCCTTACCGCTCAGTCAGGAAATACTGGTGGCCTGACTTGGGCTGCGGCTAGTGGCGGTGCTTCAGCTATTGACGATCTGTCTGATGCCGTCACCTACCAGAGCGGACAAGAAATCGGACTGGGATCGGGAGCGCTAGACTCAAGCACAGGCGGAAGTTCCAACCAGAATACAGCGGTTGGATACAACGCAGGCACGGCAGTCACTAGCGGCCAAGCATCAACATTCTTTGGGAACGCTGCTGGCTCTCAAATGACTACAGGTTCGGCCAATAATTTTATAGGCAGGTCTGCTGGTCATAATATAACCACGACTAGCAATAACAATTTCATGGGTTCTTTTGCAGGGTACTCTGTAACTGGTTCAAATAATGTTGCAGTTGGTACTCAAGCTATGCTTGCCGGTTGGAGTGGCGGTTCAAGTATAGATAAGTCCGTTGCTATTGGTGTTGATACTTTATCTGCCAATCAATCGTCAGCAGAAGACACTGTAGCTATCGGCTACCAGGCGCTTTACAGCGGCACGTCATCGGATGATTCGGTGGCTATTGGTTCACAAGCAGCCAGGGCAACAACGACAGGGACCAAGCTGGTTGCTATCGGTTTTAATGCAGGCGACAATATTACGACAGGCAGCAATAATACTGTAATCGGTTACAATGCAGACGCTTCTTCTGCTACAGTTTCAAACGAAATTACTTTGGGCAATACGGATATTACTAAGTTTAGAGTGCCTGGTCTAAACTTTATTATTAAGGACTCTACTGCCACTGAAGACTATGTACTTACCGTTGACTCTAGTGGCGAAGCTGGATGGGAGGCTGCTGGTGGCGGTGGTGCTTCAGCTATTGATGATCTAACTGATGCTCTAACCAATTCGTCTGGTGGTACTATCGGTCTCGGAACAGGTGCGCTGGCTAATGATGATGGTAGTGCTAACAAAAATACTGCGGTAGGTAAAGATGCTTTAAACGACGTTACTACCGGATATAATAACAACGCTTTTGGTTTTGAAGCAGGAGCTTTAATTACTACTGGGACCGATAATCAGGCTATTGGCGCTGGTGCTATGGCTGCTGTTACTACCGCATCTAGCAACCTTGCAATCGGCAGCAGGGCTATGGAAAAACCCACAGGCCAGCAAAATGTCTTCATAGGCAAGAGTTCTGGTGAAGGTGTTATCGGAGCGGGTGCAGCAAAAAGGAATGCCGCCGTAGGTTTTGGTAGTCTTGAAAAAATAACCACGGGCGAGGACAACGTAGCCGTTGGTAATCAAGCAGGGCTTTCAATAGCAGCAGGCAATAAACACGTAATGCTGGGAGGTAATGCGGGTGATGCGCTGACTGGCGGTGAAAATACAATATGTATTGGGTATAATAGTGCCGCCTCTAGTACCACTGTGTCTAACGAAATTACTTTAGGCAATACGGATATTACTAAGTTTCGTGTCCCAGGGCTAAACTTCATCATTAAGGACAGCACAGCTACCGAAGACTATGTACTCACGGTCGATGCAAGTGGCGAAGCTGGGTGGGAAGCTGCTGGTGGCGGTGGCGCTTCAGATATAGATGGTCTGTCTGATGCTCGTACAATTTCTACTGGGTCGTTTTCTTCATTTCAACAAATTGGTCTAGGCACCGACGCTTTAGCCAGTCAAACCACGTCTGGTCAGAAATCAACAGCCATTGGTTACAAAGCAGGAACAGCCTTTACAGGAAATGGGGGTACATATTTAGGATACGAATCAGGTTTATCAAATAGCAATGGTGGTCAAAATACTTTTGTTGGTTCTGGGTCCGGTAAACAAATTACAACTGGCGCTGAAAACACATATATAGGAGATTCAATAGCACAATCTGCAACAACTGGCTCTCGAAATACATTTATTGGTAGGGAAGCGGGTTCACAGACAGACGCGGGTGGTTCGTTTACTACTGGAAGTGATAACATCATTGTTGGTCGGGGTGCTAAAGCCTCTAGTGCCTCTGTATCCCACGAGATTACTTTAGGCGATACGGAGATTACTAAGTTTAGAGTACCGGGTCTAAACTTTATTATTAAGGACAGCACTGCTACCGAAGACTATGTACTTACCGTAGATGCCAATGGTGAGGCAGGATGGGAAGCTGCTGGTGGCGGCGGTGCTACGGACATCAATGGTCTGTCTGATGCGCTAACCAATTCATCTGGGGTTACGATTGGTCTCGGTACAGGAGCGCTTGCTGCTGATGACGGAAGCGATAATCATAATACTGCTGTAGGCTACAATGCTCTTAATGACGTAACTTCAGGTATAAGAAATGTAGGCATTGGGTCTGGTGCTGGCCAAAAGATTACGTCAGGTAACTCCAATGTCGTAATAGGATATCAAAATTTAGCACAAGCTACTACAGGTTTTAGTAATGTAGCTATTGGGCCAGGTTTTATGGCTTACAATTTAACAACGGCAAGAGATAATATAGCGATAGGCACTAGTGCTGGTAAAACTGTTACAACAGGTAATGATAATATCTTTATTGGCAAAAATGCAGGGGGGAATAGCGGTGCCTTAACTGGTGCAGGTAATGTGGGTATAGGTACTCAAGCCCTTTATTATACAGGTTCATCAAACGCTAATAATACTGCTTTAGGAGAAAATTCTTTATCTAGTACCTCTTATAACGCATCTGGTAATACCAGTATTGGTGCTGATGCCGGAATGCAAGTTACTACTGGAGGAAATAATACACTTATTGGCAGTCAAACTTATGGACCGACTACAGGTAGCAACAACACGTTGTTAGGCTATCTTGCAACAGAAAGCTCTGACACAGTATCTAATGAAATTACGCTAGGCAATTCTTCTATTTCTTCTCTCCGCTGTCAAGTAACAAGCATAACTTCTTTGTCAGATCGCAGAGACAAGAAGGACATTAAAGAGCTTCCGATTGGACTTGACTTTATTAACGCACTGAACCCTGTCGAGTTTACTTGGAACATGCGCGATGGTGCAAAGGTAGGTCAAAAAGAAGCTGGATTTATCGCTCAAGAACTAGACGAAGCACAACAAGACGCAGGCGTCGAAGAGCTTATGAACCTTGTGCTAAAGAACAACCCTAACAAACTTGAGGCTGCCCCAGGCAAGTTAATTCCAGTATTAGTCAAGGCAATTCAAGAACTATCCTCTGAAATCCAAACTCTAAAAGGTAACTGCAAATGTCAGACGAACTAACACCTGAACAAATTGCTCAACACTATTCCGCAGCAATGGACTCAGTAAACTTAATTAACGCTGTCGTAGCCTCACCTGATGATTACGCAGACGACGAAACAGTCTTAGAAAGAAACGTAGGACACCTCAAGATCGTAGTTGATTGGGACTTTTGGACTACTGAAGACATGACGCCGATCACTGATGCTATCACAGCAGGAGGCGGCTAACCTCAATACAAAGGATGTTTATCTATGGAAGGTGCGATTGATGTACGGCTAATTGTAACCTTGGGCGGCATACTCTTTAGTGTAGCGGGTGCAGCAGCCGTAGGTAAGATGCAAATTAAAGCTATCCTAGAAACACTAACTGACTTAGAAAAACGACTCAGAAACTTAGACAAACGACTAGACACTATGGAGACTAGGGTAGAAACCCAGCATCAAAGACTTTCTATTCTTTCAAGCATGATGGACCCTAATACAATGGAACGTCGCCACAGAGAAACAGCTACAATACAAGCTGACATAGCTAGTCTTAAGTCCCATGTAGACAAATTGTCTCACATGCACAATGGCAGACACCCTAGTGTTAGTAGTTAAAGGAATACAGTTATGGACTTAATGGCACTAAGTAAACTCTTGTTTGTTATAATCGTCACTCTACCTAATGGTTCTTATGACACAAACGCAACAGAAGTTACTGAGTGTCCCCCATACGAAATAGTTCACCAGCTAATGAACTACAAACTTGAGACAGGAGAGATCACTTCTTGGTACGCTGATTGCAACGAGTATCCTTTTTTTGAAACTAAGAAAACTCCTGCATAAACATGATCATTATCCTGCACGACGCACTCAATGAACAAGAGCTTCGTAAGTTCCCCAAGGGCGTAGGACCACGGGACTATGCGGAACCTGAGATCGTTAAACTTGTAGAACTAGTCAAAGATTATGCCGACGTGTCTACATTATACCCCGCATATTGTGTGGTCGAACAAAACCCAAAAGGTCATGAGTGGCACACGGACATAGGTAACCATCAGCACATGACATGGTGTACACACACAGCCACTATGTTGCTGTCAGATCCATCAGACTTTGAAGGGGGAGAGTTTTTCTTTTATGACGACCAACCAATTAAGAAAGCAGGAGACCTTTTAATATACAGTAGTGACGTTAAGCACAAAGTGAATCCACATACAGGAGACCGTCGTGTACTGCTTATGTTTTTTAAGGAAGGGGGGTGATCTATGTCTACTAGCGCAAAACTGCGTGATGCTTTAGGTAATCGTTTGTTGGCTATTGTGGCTACAGACGAAGAACTTCAACCCGCAATGGTCAGCGCTTGCGTTAACTTCTTGAAGGCCTTTCCGCCTCCTGATGATGCAAAAGATTTACCAATGGCTCGGCAGATTTCTGCTAGTCTTGAGAAGTATAAGACCATGATGCCTTTTGCTACGAGTGAAGATGCTTAAACCAGAGTTTGTTGACGGTGGTCCTCATTGGTTATCCACCATGCCCGAAGAGGTGCATCCTGCCTTTGAGGACTTCCGCAACTTCCTGTTCCTCGTGTGGTCCCACTTAGGGCTACCGGAGCCCACTAAGGCCCAATATGAGATCGGACACCGACTTCAGTACGGTGTAGATTCCTCCCAGAAAAGAAGGGCCACTGGACCACACGAGGATCTTTGGGACACTAAAGAGCCGAGAGAAGACATCATTAGGTGCTTCAGGTCTCTAGGTAAATCATACATCACTAGTGCTTATGCCATCTGGAGACTGATGAGGAACCCCAGGGACGAGAAGATCATGGTCGTCTCAGCTACAGGATCTAAAGCCAAAGAGTTCGTAGCGCAGACCAAAGGTATCCTAGAGTCCATGAAGATGGTCTCTTGGTTACTAGACGGCACTAGAGAATCTGGTGCTACACGACGTGACATGGCTGACCAGTTCGACGTAGCTGGTGGCTCATTGTCTCAATCGTATTCAGTAGCAGCCAGAGGTATCACAGGTCAGATCACGGGTAGCCGTGCGACCCTGTTGATCGCTGATGACATTGAGGTCGAAAGGAACTCTATGACTGAGGACGCACGTCAGCGTATCGTCAGGGTTATCCAGAACGACTTTGTTCCTATCACGAAGACAGAGCACGGTAAGGGAGACATTATCTTCCTGGGGACACCTCAGACCGAGGAGAGTGTCTACAACGTCTTGGTGAAGGAGATGAACTTTAAGTGCTTTACGATACCAGTAAGGTATCCGAACAAAGAGAAACTAAAGAACTATGAGATGACCAACGTCAACTCTGGTGAGACCGTAGATATTTTGGCGAACTACCTGAAAGTGATGTTCGACAACGGAGAGATAGACCACGGTAAACCTACAGACACACGCTTTGGTGAAGATGAACTGTATGGCATTGAGTCCAAAGGTCGTTCGGCCTTCGCCCTACAGTACATGCTGGACACAAGTCTATCTGATGCCGAACGATACCCCCTCAAGCAACACGACTTGGTGGTTATGTCTACCAATGTCCTGAAGGGTCCACTAACTGTCCAGTGGGGACGTGACAACGACAAAGATAACTACATCACAGACATACCGAACCTTGGGTTCTCAGGGGACCATATGCTTAGGCCCTTGTTCATCGACAGTGACTGGGAACCATACGAGTCTAAAGTTCTATTTGTAGATCCAGCAGGCCGTGGGGCTGACGAAACGGCATGGGCCGTGGTGGCTGCACTGAACGGGGTGATGTATATTCTACACGTCGGTGGTCACTCTGGAGATCCAACAGAAGCTATGACTAAGATCGCTGTTGACGCCAAGAAGTACGACGTTAACTGCGTAGAGGTCGAACCAAACTATGGTCAGGGCATGTGGATCGCAGCTTTCGGGCCGATACTAAGTGACGTATGGCCGGGTGGTACTACGGTACAGGAAAGCGAATGGGCTAAAGGGCAAAAAGAAGCAAGGATCATAGACACCTTAGAGCCTGTGCTAACCCAACATCGCTTGGTTCTGGACGAGTCACTGGCTAGGTCGGAAGCTAAAGCTCAAGAACATAAGTACTCTCTGCTCTATCAGCTAACACACATCACAAGAGACCGTGGTTCCTTAAGACATGACGACAGGCTGGACGCACTGGCTGGTGCTGTGGCGTACTACATGAGGTCTATGGCACAGAACGTGGACGAAGCGGCCCAAGCGGTCCTTGAGACACGTTTGGACGAAGAGATCGAAGACTTCATGGAGTGGGCCGAAGGTGGGCTGGCCGTCAAAGGGCGTGGGAAACGCAGGGCTGGGTATCGTGTGGAGACACATAGAGTC